GGCGATTGTTAGTGCCAGAGCCGCCGCCGGGAGGAGCGCTAGAGGCGCTGGCGGGCTGGGCCGATCGAACAATCTTCACGCCGTCAATCGGGACTTCTCCGTCAACTATTACGGTCTGACCAGTCTCGGTAGTAATGGGGACGGACTTCCCTGACTTGTCCGTGCCCGTTACAACGCCGGTGTTGATTGCTTGAGTTCGCTCTTGCATAGCTTTACCCATGCGCTGATCTTCCTCATCGACCGTTTCCTCGAAACGCTCGCGAGCCGACTTACCACCGGCTGGCGCAGAGCCAGAGCCAGAGCCAGAGCTAGAGCCCCCGCTCACTGGTGCGGCGGGCTGGCCGGAAGACGAAGAGCCAGACGAACCACCCGCCGGGGCGGAAGGCGCAACCGGCGCGGCAGATGGGGCAGGGTTTGGCCGCTGATCTAGACGGGCTTTCTCTGCGCGGTCGCTACTTCCATCATCGGGCCGAGCCTTCCAACGCTCATCTTCTCCGCGTCCGGCTCCAAAGCGACGATAGGCCTCACTGCTCGGGTCATCGATGTTACCCATGCGCAGTCGCTCGAAGAACCCAACCTTAGCGTCATTCTCAGAAGCCTTAAGGCCACGCGCCTTATCGTCCTGATACTCTTTTGAGTTGTAGACCTCATCGCTAACGGAACCGCCGCCCGAGTTGCGAGTGAAAAAGTCCCGGACACTACTAAAGAATCCGGGCTCATCCTGCTTCACGCCGCCGGGTGAGCCGTCTGCATAGCGACGGACCTGAGTCACGGAATCAGTGATTTGATCATTAATCCGGTGGAATGGAGATCCGCAATCCTTAACGCCGGGGGCAATCTTTTTCACAGCAGAAGCCTTGACTGGCTTCTTGGAAAAATCTTGCCCACTCCATGTAGGCTTACCCATATCAGCACCCCTTCATTTTTTTGGCGTAACCGCCATTAGCCATTTTGACCGTGCCGCCGTTCGCCATCTTTTTGTTGTGCATGGTTTTCTCATGCTTTGCAACTTCAGACTTCGCGACCTTGGTCATTGCGGTTTTGTCTTGCTTCGCATCGCTGTGCTTTGCTTTGCTACCGCCCACCATTTTTTTAGAATGCATCATATAAACCTCACTGGAAAGAGTTGACATCTACACCACCGGCAGGATTGCCAGCGGCATCAAGAGTTTGCGGAGCGGGTAGCTGGCCTTGATTTGGCATGCCGCCTCCACCCGCCTCAGAAGCCAATGCTTGTTGCATCATCATCTGCTCTTGCTGTGCCCGCATTGCCTGTTCAGCACGGTACTTGCTGATTTCTGGCGGCGGGACAATCTTGTCGGTATCCATCTGTAAGCCGCGAGCAAGCTCGCGCAACAGATATGCCCGACCCTCCATGCCAACGATCTGCATATCCATTTGGTTTGCAGTCGCAGTCAAGAACTCGTTGCGGCGGATCTGGAGTTGCTCGCGAGCAATCAACCCCATTGCGCCTTTGGCAACAATGCGGAAGTCGCCCTTGATGTATGGGTCAGGGCTGTACATCATGTTATGAACATACAGCTTACTGACGACACCTTGAACAACCCGATCGATAGATGCAACAGCGCTCTTAATTCCCTTGGCCGCATTGTCCATAAGCATGGACAACCCGGAGGCAGTACGACCCGCGCCAGATACAGCAGAACTGCCGTAAACATAGTTCGGGATGCCGGTGACTTCATCGGCCTGACGGGCGAAGGTCTGATAGATATTCATCAGTTCGCCAGCTTGCATGTTGGGCTGGAAGAAACGAACACCGGGCTGACCGCCACCAGTTCGATCTGATGTTGTCTGCCACAACTTCCAAGGATACATAGCGGTGAGATCCTCGCCGTCGGCCAAGCGATCAACGGCAACCTCAACCTGCGGACCAGATGCAATCCCCATGTTATTCGCCAAAGAACGGGCGGCGGCATTGCACATGACCTGAACATCGCGAACGATCTCTGGCAGGGCGACACCATAAAACGATGCGGGGATCTTCGACCAAGAAGCAATCTCGTAAGGACGATGACCCAGAGGATCGGGATTGATGACCGCTTTAATGCAGTAATCGCCGACCAGCCAAGCGTTGACTTCGTAGTCCTTGTAGAGATCAATCGACTTATCTTTCAAGCCCCACGACTTGAGCATGCGCCCCTGCACCGGTCCCCAGAACTCCAAGGCCTCAATGAGGTTGTCGCGGTACAGGCGAGAATGAGGTTTACCCTCCAAGTCATCTCGCGCCTGATCGCCGTTCTCCAAGTAGCGAAGACCGTTTTCACCGTAGTGATCGATCGCCGCCTGAATGTTTTCGGTCGAGTAACCGGGTACACCAATCAAGGCCTCCAGCGCCGCACGGCGCAGACGATGACGCTCAATTAGGTAGCCGTCATCCGGGCCTCGACTATTGGGAGACGGATACACATCGAAGGGACTAACGCGCTGGATGTCCCGCACAAAGTCATCAACCACGATGGCAGAAAACTCTGGCCCCCAAGTCAAACGCTTCTTGCGCCGGATGGTTGGGCCCTTGAGAATCGCTACCGGGAAGGTGACATAGTCGTCAACGAAGTCTTCTAGGGCGCGGTCCCAGTTGCCAGCCGTTAGCTGGTCCTCGATTACGCCTTCCATCCGTCGAGCGGCATCCTGAGCCTCTTCGCGAATACGCAGTTGGATCGTCTCGTGAACTTCCTCCATGCGGGCGCGGAAAGCTTCGGGGTGAATTAGGAGACCCTGCTTGATGAAGTCATCCGCTTCAGCGCGAACGAAGTCAACAATCATCGCCTTCATCTCCGGTGGGATCTGAGGCTCCTCTGAAGGGTGTAGCTCGAAAGGGCGCTCGGTCTGGCCCAACATGACATCTTTTATCCAAGATGATGCCGCACGACACTTGATGTCGGTAATCATCATGTAGATGTCGGAGCCGCCGGTCTGAGAAATTTCCGTTGCTCGCTCCGGGTCGTATTCACCCCGGCGCTGGCGCTCGCACTTAAGCAAGCGCTCGGTCATATCCGTTTTGGCGAACTTGGCTTTGTTCCAGCACTCTTTGAGATAGCTGACAATCTCCGCCTCGATTGCCTCGGAGTTCGAGACTCCACCGGGCATTTCGGCGCTGACTTGCACCTCAACCTCCGGTCTTGAAACATAGACTGTCATTAGTACCATCCTTTAGCCGCCGCAGGGCGTGAGACTGCCTTGGCTCGCACTGGATTGAGTCCACTACGAATCCGCAGACACGCATACTGCAAGGCATCGTGAATATGTGAATGATCGTCCTTCACAGGTCGATCTCTATATCGAGCAGAGCCATTAGTGCGTAACCGCTCGTAACGGTAACGCCCGATGAATCCTCTGCGTAGTTGACGGCAACTGGGGTCCAAAATGAAACCGCTTTGTCCGTCAGCCAATCTCGTCAAGAAGAATGCAACAGCCTCTCGACGGGGAATAAAGTCATTGGTCGGCGCAGGTTCTGATGGGATGCCCGCCTCAAGCAGTTCCTGATAGCAAGTCCTTTCATCGGTCTGGGCGCGAATATTGCCAGCGGGGTCTCCACAAGAGAACCGACTAAAGCCAGCAAACTCGTTCATCAGAACAGGCTTAACAATCTCGTTCGCAAACTGGCGGATACCCATGTCTTCAGACACGAGTTCCTTCAGCACCATCACCTGACCACGAGGGGTAACCTGCATGATCACGCAAGCAGGGGTCAAACCAAAGTCCCAACCAAGAATAATTGGCAACCCACGCATCGGCTCAAGCGGGCGAGGGGAGACATGGATCTTGTCCTTGTACTCCGGATACACCGGCTTGCCGTCTGCTGTGGTTCCATAGTTGCCCAGCAAGAAGACATTGACCCAATCATCGTTCTTTCCGGCCACTTGGTTCAGGTAGTACTGATGACCATTGGGCAGGTTAAAGATATTCTCCGCGTCAGGGTTTGGCTGATAAACGCCATGCTCATCTCTGAACAAGCCACCGGGTTGACGGAAAAACTTCCAAGACTCCGGAGTCTCTTCCTCAGCAAACTTGTAATACCAAGAATCGTCGTCCGGCGGGTTGGTGTCCATGATCACGCCAGACCAGCTAGGACCGCCCTTTAGCTTAGAAGGGTAACGCCCAACACGCTGAGTCAGCATGTCAAAAATCTCTCTAGGGATCTCAGAGGCTTCGTTCATCCAAGCCCCTGTCAATTCCAAGGATCGCAGTTTGCCCGTCTCGGTGGCTCGATCTAGCGCCAAGAACAGCACCTCCAACTCCAGAGCAGTCCCATCGCCGATGTCGGCAATGTTCATAGTCGAAGTGATCGGAGTGTCCCACTTGATGGGAGCAATGTTGTCAGGGAACCAAGTCTGCCAAGTCTTAATCGTGGTGGACTTCAGTTCGGGGTATGTGTTTCGAATAATCGCCCAACGACTACGCCGGACACCATCAGTACCCGGCGCTTGCGCCAAAGCTCTCGCCACAATCTCGACACAGCAGGTGGAGGATTTGCCTGAACCAACCGGGCCCATCAGTCCGCGAACAAAGGAGTTGTCCGCATGAAACTGTGCGCCGACTTTACCCGGTGGTCTATAGCTAACAATCTCCACAGCTTACTGCTCTCCGGGATCTGCTAGGTTGAGGTTGAAGGTCACCGAGTTGCCAGTCATATCCATTCGGACATCACTCAGGTTCGGCAGTGACTTGTTCAACAGAATCTCAATCGCCCGAATCTGAGTCGGGGCCAGTTGAGTGTTGCCATCAATATGACCCATCAACCGATTGATCAACTGTGTGCATTGAATCTTTTTACGCACATCCTCTTGGTGCGTAACTCGTAACTTTCTTGCCGCCATAAAAATACCTCACTGTCATTAGATTAGATCCGATGGGTCATTGAACAACTCCCTTCGCGATCTCTTTGGCCGCGTCCTCAAAGGACTGCATCAAAGCTTTCGC